TGCATGCTCAATCGTTAACAAATTGATTTATGATTAACTGCCACTGTATGAGTAGAAATGACGATGTATATATATGTTCAATTCAACCGCGTCGCCTGTGGCGTTAAACCACAAGTTGAATAACAGTTCAAAATTAGAAACCTAGTTGGTGCTCATAGGTTCTTAAACTAGTACAACACTAGTACAAAAAAACGAAGAACGTATCTAGGCATTAGGGATAGCACTCCTGGACATGTCCGCCAATCTCTGGAGATCGTCGCGAGTGGTTGCCGGATTCTTTGATAAATAGTTTACTCGGTCGTTGAGGTTCTTCAAGATATTCGAGTCCATCATATGAGCAGGGACAGGAACTTCAATGTACCTTGGGACATAAATCGGAACAGGGACCTCTTTGTAGACCGGACGGATACAAGGCATGCGGTACTCGAAAGTTGCAGTCACTTCGACTGGCACCGGCAAGTGTCGCTCAATCTCCTGGTTCACGGGGACTTCACGGTATTCCGGGACAGGCACCTCCTGATACTGGGGGACTTCAACAATACGCTCGTAGAACTCCTCACGGTACTCGGGGACCTCAATCACCTTCTCAATCGGCACATCAATGTAGGCAACCTCTGGAACCTCAACAATCTTCTCCACCACTCGAACTTTAGGTACTTGAACGTGCCGTTGTTCAATTTGCTCTACCTTCTTGTAGACAATATTTTCTTGGTACACAACTTCAGGAACGTCGATGTACTTCTTCTTGTACTCGATTTGAGGAACCTCAACAAATTTCTCCTGTACAACCCTCTTGGGGAGCTCGATCACTTTCTCATGAACAATGTGTGTGCCCTCTTTGATGACACGCTCATGGCACATCTGCCCATTCACTTCGCGGTGGATTGCTTCACCACCGACTTCTGGAAGGTGGCCTGGGTTAAAGTCGACATATTCAGGACGCAAGACCCTAACTCGGGGAGAAGTGAAGGGGTCAGCGCCTCCTGGGTAGGCTCCTCCAGGGTATTGAGCCGGGAACTGAGCTTCTTCTCTCCGGAAACCAATTCTCTTCAGTACTTACTTCCCATCATGGGGCGGTCGTCATACGACTGTTTTTGCAGGTATTCTTCCTCAGGGGTCACGTAATAACCATCCACACGCTCCAGCAACATACTCTTGTCATTCGTCAGATCCCAAATTGCCTCTGCTGATGCATCTTGCAATCCCTGCTTATACATTCGTGTTTTCACAAAATAGTCACCTTCCATTGCACTAACCATACCCTCAAGAGTCGCACGCTTCTGCTTGATGATATTACCTATCATCGCACGGCAGAAGCGCCACCCTGGCTCATTGGTACCCATTGTATCCAACATCAACCCGGCTAACTTAGCACAATACTGGGCATGGTCTGGAACTCCCGTGGTAGTGTGATACAATCGATACCCAATGTCCCGAATATCCCGAAACGGTCGAACTACATGTCCATCCGTATATATCACACGTTTAAGAAACACAATACACTGATCAGGAGGAGTGCGAATCATGCCGCTAACCAAATCAACATCGGCAAAGAACTGCTTTGTTTTAACAACAGAATCTTCCTTCAATTCCAGATCCCACTTCTTCAAATAACCATTTAGCGAATGTATATCAAACCGATCATCACAACTTGACATAGCGACGTCATCTCCTTGCACCCAAACAGACAACACTGGAACTCCATCACGGAGCGTTGTGACTGGATCTATTCCGTGAACGTCATGACACCAGGCGCCATAACTGTGAATAGCCCACAACACATGCATAGTGTTGAGAAACGACGTGTTGTAGTCACCAGAGAACAATAATCCCACAACAAACCGAAATCCTCCGGTCCAGTTGACAATATGATAAGCCGTATTGTCAACCAACCACTCCATCCAGACTTGAGTTATAAAAGCCTCATCAGACCCATCCATGCGGTAACATCGGAGGATACTAGCCAGCAATACAGAAATATCACTGGCCTTAAATTTTGTATCCTTACCTCCAACGTCCCCACAA